TTCCACATTCGATCGAATACTAAACATACGAAGCATACTCGATGTTTTTTCCTGACTAAATGGGAAAAATTCAAGATTTGACAAGTATCCATATGGAACATAGACTGAACTATCGTCTGTTGTTTTATAAGACCATAACATTCGAAGACCAGGTCCTGTATACACATTTTCGTCTATGATTTTGGCCCATTCATTCCCAAATTCCTGTAAAATACGCAATCGAATTGATCGAGCCTTTTTGGAATCAACAATAAGGTCAGGCCATATGAAATGTAACCCGAAATTCGGATCAGACGTTGCTATCAAACATTTCCCACCATCTACAATTTTGGAAAACTCTTGAGCGAGTTTCACAGAATCGAGTTTATTATCAGAATCCACATCTATGAAAAATTTAAATCGTTTGGTTTTTTGTTCTATAATGTATAGTTTAGTTGGTGATTCTACATATTCGTGGTAAAACATATCCATCTCATCATTCGGAACCAGAAGTTTCCCCCCGTTTAGAAGAAGATGAGTCCACTTGTTTTGGCTTTTCCATCTTTCCATGTTTACTTTCAGTTAAATCTTTTTTAAGTTCTAATAATTTTTTGGTCGACAATTTGTCCGTTATAAGACCTTGTATTTCTTTCGCAATATCTTCTTTGCGCTTTGTCATTATTAATATTGAAATAATTTTTATTAAGTGAATAGAGCGCGGAATGAAACTTTTTATTCTGAATAACCTCCGTCCTGATCATAGGCCATAAATTAGGAATGTTTCGTATATCTTCAAGCGATTTGAATTGTATAAAATCATTTTCATCATAGTGTTTGCGAAATTTTATAAGATCAGAATCCATCAAGTGTTTCTGTTTATTAAACATTTCAACATACCACGTTTGGTTTTGAAGAGTCATCAATGGATATTCCATCAAATAAACACTATATATATTTGTAACTGGGGGAGATTCTTTCGTATCATGTACCCGAAATCTATAATGAGTATAGAATCCAGATGTAATTTTTATAATACCTCGCGTTTCTTCTTCCAACTCTCTCAAAGCACATTTCAAGGGGTTTACAATTTCATTTCTACGACATCCACCCGTTACAAATGTCCACTCCTTGAATCGCCTATCATGTACCATTAGAAAATACAATGTACCGTTAATTTTTAGATATGGTATTGCTATCGCTTTATATCTCTCCATCTCGTGAAGAGCCCTATATTAATTATATAAATAAAACTACGAACTATACAGCAGTCCACCCTGTCCATTTTGGATTCTCAGAATGTTGTAGTTTACGGCGTAAAAGTAAGAGCCTGAACCGTTCTTTGTCAACTGCTGGATATTGCCACCGGATGGAACCAGGAGACGGAAAGTATCGATTCTTGAAAAGTTGAGTGAACCAGATGGCTGGATCTTGGAGGTGTTAAGGCAGAAGGGGATAATAGCTACATTAGAAGATCCAGCCGCTGAACCGAAATCGGTATTGTAGTACTGGTTAATATCGGTCCAGTGAACAAGAGAACGAAGCTCACCAAGATCGTTACCGTTCACCTGTGCTTTCATTCTCAGAGTGGCAGCGGCAGCACTGTTCGCTCCAAGTCCACCTGTATTATATGCGGTTGTGTAATTATTAGACTCGAAAGCAATGTATTTCACTGGCTGAGCAAGAGCAAACTCGAAAGTGCTTACAGGAGAAACAAGAGAACGAGTCACCTGTGTGATAAGCATATCGTGAGATTTCTTGGCAAAGAATGCTCTCTCTGCCTCATCCAGATAAATGAATCGAGCCCAGCATGATACAGTTGGGTCAATAATGGCAGATCCCCAGTAAATGCGGAGCTCAACATCGTGATATTGGAGAGCTACAAGTGGCAGAGCAGACGCCCAATCTTTACAGAAGAAGAATTTCAGGGGATAGAATCCATTGTAAGATTTCTGGCTGAAAGTGCTTGATCCAGTGACTGGCTCGATATTTGATGAATATGTATAATCCTGTGTATCGATAATCTGTCCACCAACCAGCAAATCGATACGATCAATAATCTTGGACCAATCTGCGTTTACATTAGAAGTCTGATTGACATCCTGCGAAGTAAAGTAAACATGACTTAACAAATCTCCCTTCTTCTCGAATCGAACAGTAGACACTGCTCGTGGATTTGCGTTTCCTTGAATCAGCTGACGTTCAACTGATGCGGCAAAATGAGTATATCTTTTATAGGTTGATCTGAAAAATGAAACTTCAGGATTACCAGAAAGGTACATATCCTGAACACCGACGGCTACTAATTGAACTATACCAGAGCTCATTTTAGAGTTGAGCCAGAAAATAAAAATATCAGCACATACTAAAAATGTCTGGTGTTAATGCTAAAGGTCGTGCTATTCTCCTCACCAAAGGCGGTAAGCCATATGTGATCCTGGTCTCTGCCAAGACTGGTAAATCTTACCACGGCAAGCCAGCAGTTGGCCGCTCAGGTGTGCGTAAGCCACGTGCGGTTGCCTCCCCAGTTATGATCGGTACCCTGCCTCCCCGTGCTATCAAGCGCCCAGGCGGTCGTTCCCCATACATGACCCAGGAGAAGCCCATCTTCAAGTCCAAGTCTGGCTCTCTCTTCACCATTGCCCCCTCCGGCAAACGCCAGTACCGCAAGACTGCCGGTGAGGCTGGTGCCGGTGCCAGTGGCAAGGCTAACGTCCGTGGCAACCCAATCATGGTTGGTCCCCGTGGTGGTCTGTACATTGTTCTGGCCGATGGCAAGCGCCGTAAGCCATACCAGCGCGCAGCCCCCAAGGCCAAGGCACAGATGGTGACTGTGATGTAAATTAAGAAAGAGACATGGCAAGATAGTTGTTCTTGTTCACATCCTTTGCTAAGCTCAAATCGTGAGTAAGTGGGTTCAATTGCGATTTCAATTCGTTCAAATCGTAAAATCCAGCATTGATATAATTCTGGACTAACCCAACACCAGGACTGACTCCACCAGGTGGGGAAGTTTCATTCTCACGTCGCAAATTCGTAGCAATACCACCGGCATCGAGGGGGTCGGCGGTTACGTTCATTCTCTGCCCATTTCCAGGGCGGTCAAATTTGCTTCTGTTCTCGCGATCTTTCATATAGGTATTTGTTTCACCATATGCCTGATAGACGCTTGCTTGACCAGGACCAAACTGTAAAAAGTCACCTTCGCGTGGACCAGTCTGTTGACGGATGGTTGATCGCCCAGTCTTTGTGAATTCGGGAATAGATTCAGGGGCACGGATATTTCCACCTTGACCCTGGGCAGAGGATTGTGCTGGTGCTCTGTAGTACACTTTATCAGGGAAATGAGTCACGTCACCCTGAATGGGATTACCCCCCTTGACAACAGGATTTGCTGGTCCTCCAGATGTTCCTTTAAGTGCGATTAAACGCTCGTCATTTACGTTATTAGGCAATATGCGAAACAACTGCTGAAATCCACCGGCACTGGCAACATCGGGACCAACACCCAGACCAGGTCCAATATTCTGCCGAGTCACTGGTGGTATATTGTTCATCTTGTTCGAAACGTTCTGTCTATTTGTAAAGTCATATACTGGCTGTCCAAATGGGTACTGGACTGTGTTGCTATTTTGAAGACTGGAAATTTCATTCTTTGGTGTTAATCTAAAATCTCCTATTCTGCGTCCGAGATCGGGAGCTAGGTTACGGTTTTCCATATAATCGAGGGCGTGTTCACGTGGTGCTCGTGCGTCACACGCTTTCTGTACGAGAGAAGGTGAATCTTCTGTGAGTATACTATCGCGCTCTGAGAGAGTTTTTCCGGCAAAAACAAGACCGGCAATTGCCAACAAGGATGCCATTCTTTATTTATCCTTTCATAAATAATTTAGGATCCAGTTTATATCTCTGAGCGGTTCTGAGATTTCTATCATCGGCATATGTACTGGTGGGCACAAATGTCTGGTAGAAACTCACGGGGTTCTCGATGTGATTATTAGGGAAATCGTAGGCCACTTGCGAATATCCTGCTTTATATCCAAAGGTTGACTGGGGTCGGAGCATATCGTCCGCCTCAACATCCCATCCAAGAGTAGTCATTTATGTATTACGAAGAAATAGTTCCTCGTTGGTATCCTCTTCTCTGGACGGCATCTGCTCCTCTGCCCATTGGCATGAGAGCTGGATCGCAACTCATTCCATCTTCTCGGCATGTTGGTTTGAACATCGGCGCGTATGCTGCCTGAAGAAACTCATCCATATTGTTTGGAATGGTTGACGAAGGTGCTGTGTAAAAATTGTGTTCCGCAAACCATCTTCCTTCTGTGAATGGGTGAATCTTGTCCCAATTTTCTTTAAGTGATTTAGGATCTACATTTGCTTTGGGTCTGTCTGGTCTGTCTATATAATCAGTTGGCATGACGTTTGCCATGACGTTATCATCATTAATAGATTGGTACTGTTTTACATAAGACTCTTTGATCATTCCATTTTTATACATCACGTAGAGTGTCAAGAGAGCTATTGATCCTATAAGCAGAAACCGCGAATCTTTGCGCATTATGAATAGTATAGCAGTTGCGTAGACAATCAAACGAGTTGTGGCAAAAACTCGGTCACGTGCTGATTGTTTTGGTGTTGGCCAAAACTGTAAAAGTTTTTTTGAATCAAACAACTCATTCATTTACTACACACTACGAAGATTTCTGAAGGAGATTAAGGATTGAGGACATATCTGGCATCTCACCATCACCCTCTGCTATACCCTGAGCCATATCCTGAGCCATCTTCTCGATACTATCAAGTGTCTTTTTGGGGATACTCGTCACCATTGTACCGATAGTCAATAGCGACTGGAGATATTGCCAAATAGAATCCTTGGACTGATCAGACAACTCTGTCCACATTACATCCAGACGTACCTCTGGGAGAATCTGCTCGTTCATAATAAACGACTCATTCTTGGACATAATGGCTGCTGAATGGGGTTTGACAACCTTCATAAAATTGGTAACAATCTGTCGTGGATTCGCAATCTTGATAACTGCGATTGATGCCTGATACTTCTCCACTGTCTTGTTCTCTGGAAAAGTCAAATTCAACTCTGTCACAAACTGATCAAGCATATCTGTAAACATCTTGACGGACGCCATTTTATGAATAAACACTTCTATTCTTTAAAACATTATGCGAAGCATGATGCGCACTGTGTTCGTCTAGAAAGGTTCCTTTATAATTGGTTCCTTATTACCCTGATACATGATAAAGTACACTAATAAAGCCACAAAAACACTCGGCTTTATAATCTCTGAATTCTTCTTCTCACCTGTACCTGTGAATTTGATTGCTGCGGCTGTCACGCAACCAGCAAAAGCGGCGGCGTATGCTGGATTTTTAAGAATATCCTTGGATATCATTTCTTATTGTATGACACGTTTTTTTTCAACCTGATCTTCGGCATCCTCAAAGAGTTCTGTGTTTTCGGTTTCCTTTGGGATATCCTGTGTAGAAGGGAATGGTGATTCTTTATTCAGAGCTTCTTCAAAGGCATCTTCCCGTGTTTCCTCAACATCCTCGGGTGGTTGCTGCTGAGTTTCTTGTGGAGCCTGTGTTGGTGGAGAAGCAGGAAGTGGTGGTGGTGACTGGAATGTATGTGAAGGTGGTGTAGAATCAAAGTTCACAGAGTCACCAGTCAGAGGAATACAATCCACCAAAATATTCTGAATCGGAATGAGATCCAGAATTGTACTTTCCAAAGAATCGCGGATCAATCTATCGAGTGCTTTGTACCCATCATGCTCTGATTTGATAATATCAGGATTCTCAAAGACATCTTTGGCTGATCGAACGAAACAATAGTGAACAAAGGTTTCGGGAAGTGGAATCTTGACGTGAGTATTCTTGGGAATAGAATTTGTTCTTACACTATTCATGATAAGTTTCGAATATGCTACATAAAGCGCTTTTATATAACACTTGAAATCTCTCGAATACTTTTCAATCTCACGAATCTGGTTATCAATCTCAATCTTTTCCCACCCATGGATCGTCTTGAGATATTTCTGAAACTTTACCAGAGATGGACCACCTTCGATATCTTGGGGGTTTTTATACATATAAATAAACTTGTCGCGGATAACTGGAACCATACACTTCATCAAAACGTTTGTAAAAACATCAATTGCTGACATCTTTGTTATTAGACTCCATATTTTCTTCTGATATTGTCCGCAGTTTTCTTGAGGTTTACGAGGCTTGATAATCCTTGATCTTCTTCAATTTCAAGTTTCTTCTCCTTCTTTTTGACCTTCATAGGCCATCGAATATGAATAGTCATAGGACCAAGGATAGACGTTGTATAACCAAGATGGTTTAATTGTCGTGCTATATATTCCGATTCATTATGTATTATAGGAAACCCCATAATAATTGAAGGTATTTGGAATATCGTATGAGAATTTCCACGAGACACATCAATCTGTATCTTTTTACACGCGTGTGATAAAATCACTTTATACATCTCCTTCTTCTTATTTTCTCGTTCAAGTTGAATCTCTTGTATATTCTTTACTGAGAACATCTAGTGTACACTATATTTTGTATATATCTTTTCCATGTCAGGAAGTGGCGCGAGTTTTGTGCTGAATGCTGAATACTTTTCGTGATCCACTGTTCCCATGAAAGGATTCTGAGTATTATGCGAAACATTAGGAATGATTGACGGAACTCCGCTCTTGTCGATATTCACATCGTACTGGGTAGCATTGTGTGTCTGTGTGTTGTAAAACATAAAACGGGCAGACTGGGTTCCGTCTTTATTGTCGTTATAATAGACTGTATCTATTGGGTAAATATTGGAATCGTTTTCGCGAATGGCATTGATGGTTGTCTGGATGGAAGATGCCTGGACAGGTTCGAATCCCTCTACGACACGTTTGGCAATTACGTTATCATTACGCATCGACCAGATGATGAGTAACATCGCAAGAATTCCTAAAATCAGAGTCTTCATTTAAAAAAAGAATACATTTAATATTTATAAATGGTTGCCACCTTGATATATAGTGAAAAATGTACGTACTGTCTGGAGATTCTAAATTTCCTCAAGAGTAACCCGGTACTTGTACCATTTTTGAAACCACACGATATCAATATACACGGTGTTCCACAAGGATTGAAAAAGGTACCAGCACTTGTCCAGGAGAATGGAAATACCCTTGTAGGTATCGAAGTTCTTCGTTGGCTTGAGAATATGGTTCCTGTACATTTCGAAGGCAATTCAAGAGAGGTTGGTTCTGTTTTTGACGAACCATGGGACGGTGTTGGTGATAGCTTCCCTCTTGATAATTATGGTATATCTTTGTCTCCAAACATGACCAAAGAACTCGAAGAAAAGATTGCCAAGCCCGTTATGGATTCATATGCGAAACAATCAAAGACTTAAAAAGTTCAAGCGTTTATTAACAAGATATGAGATGTATTTCAAGTCAATCCAGGCATCTGTTTTTAAAAGTCTGTTTGAAGTTCTCAAAGATATCATCAACGATGTTAACATATATTTTGATGAGCTCGGTATGCGACTGATTGCTTTTGATATAGCTCGTGTTACACTTGTACATGTAACAATGGATGCTGAGAATTTCGAGGAATACTCGTGTAAGAATCCAGCAGTTGTTGGTGTTAATATCGGAAATATTTTTCGACTCATAAAATCTATAGGTACAAATGATGTTATAACATTCGAACTCAAGGATGAGATTCTTTGTATCATAGTTCAAAACGAGACGAAAAAGACAAAGAGTAAATATAATATTAAACTCTTGGATCTCAATGAAGATGAACTCGAACTTCCAGAGATTCCAATGTTATATCAAACAAATATACCATCCATAGATTTCCAAAAACTTATTCGGGACATGTCAAATATTGGACCATATATGACTATTGAAAGGAAAGATTCTCACATCAAGTTTATATGTAAAGGAGATTATGCGGAACAAGAAACTGTTATAAACCAAATAGAGAATATAGAGGAACCATCTATTGGTGTATTTAATGTCAAGTATCTTTCGATGTTCACCAAGGGTACTATTCTCTGTCCGATTGTACAAATTCTCCAAAACCCATCTGATTCGTCTCCAATCATATTCAAATATTCAATCGCAAATCTCGGAGAGATTAAATTCTACCTCGCGCCGACTTGTACGTGAAAAGATGTCTTCTATTTCTATTGTACCTTTCCAATGTGGTACTATAAATTCAGACATGCTAAAAGTAAACCCAATGAGATGAAACTGAAGTACTGGTTTTCGTTTTATAAAAATACAATGAATATCAGTTTTTCGTGGACCAAGAAATGGTTCTATAACATGTGTGATATCATTACCATCACATGTTACCCTTTTGATAGGAACCATAAACCCCTTTGAAAATGTAGGTGGCCATGATTTATCCATGAGAAGATGTTTGTGCTTCTGGAGATTGTATTCATATGTGACTATACAAGGTGGATCTAATATATTAGTATCAACAAGTTGTCCAGTTTTTCTAATTTTCTGGATTCGATGTATATGAAAATTGTGTCTTGTAAAAAATGATATTACATTCATACTTAAAAGAATAAATCTATCTTTAATAACGAAAATGTACGCAAGGTACAAAGATACTTTAAACAAGTTAAAGGACGATCCTGAGAAGATGTATGATTATATGGCCCGAGCTGCGCCTTACATTCTGGAGTATGAGGAAACAAAGAATAAAAAGGATTTGTTTGATAGATATCTATACGAAGTTGAGGGTGAAGGTCCGGGTAACAAGTGTTTCTTTGAAGATATATGTACGGTCTGTAATTCCAAAAATGTCTATCACGATGAAAACACTTCCGATTTGATATGTAATGAATGTGGGGTTGCTACGTATGTTCTTGGAACAGAGAGAGGGTACAATGAAGAACAAGAATCCGAACACAAATTGACATATTCATATAAACGTGAAAACCATTTTAACGAATGGCTCAATCAGTTTCAAGCCAAAGAAGTTTCTAATGTTCCGTATGAAGTGTTTGATTTGTTACAAAATGAAATTAAAAAGCAAAAGATTCAAAAGGATCTCATTACACATTCAAAGGTTCGTGAATGTCTAAAGAAATGTAAACTTAATAAATATTACGAACATGTACCATATATAACAAGTATATTGAATAATAAAAAACCACCGAATATGCCGGCAGAACTTGAGGAAACTTTGAGAAATATGTTTTATAAGATTCAAAAACCTTTCCACGATAATTGTCCGAGCGAACGTAAAAACTTTTTGAGTTATTCATATATTTTATACAAGTTTTGTGAATTGCTTTCAGAAGATAAATATCTAGAATGTTTTCCACTCTTGAAATCAAAGGAAAAACTTTATAAACAAGATCAGATTTGGAAACTTATTTGTAAAGATTTAAAGTGGGAATTTATTGAGACGAGCGGTGTTTAGCCGTATAGTACCCTTCTTTGAAAAGTTGGAGTTTTGTTTCTCTTGGCATTTTGAAATCAAACATATTTATATCACTTGATATCTGAATTCTCGGAAATCCAAAATATTCGAACCTATTTTTTGTTAAGCAAGATAATATAACAACTAAATATTCTTTGAGACTTTTGAATTTATATTCTTGTTCAAATTTTTGAAATCGAATCTCTAGAACATCTGGTTTCCCCAAGAATGGACCATATGGTCCCATTTCAAATAAAGCACCATCAACATATGTATCGTTTGGTGTAAATATTAAAGGAACAGAACAAGACATTTGTATCGCTTTTGCCACTTCCATATCTGGATCAGTATCTACTGATAAATATTTCACTTTGCAATATCTCAAATCTGAAACCGCAATATGTATTTTTATTGGATTATGTTCATAGAGTTCTTTAAAAGTCATTGAACCGACCCAAGACCGTGCGATATCTCCTATATGATTAGAATCGATAAAACCCCACTTTTTTATAAGTGTTTTTATATTTGGTTTAAATGGTTCGAAATCGATCAAAAATGTTTTATTCAATAAAGCATCTACACTTTTGAGATATAAATATCCGACTCCTACTAAACATCCACATGAGGCGGAAGAAATCTCTTCAAGATCTTTAAGTTGTTCTGTTTCTTCTAGTTGTTTTAATACTCCCATAAAAGCCCATGCCATCATCGACCCTGATCCTATGATAAGGCGCTTCATCTACTAGCTATGAAGGAACTAAGACAAGGTGAACGCACCGCCGAATAATACCCATCCTGAAACAGTTTACACCTAGCGTCAGATTTCATTTGAAAATCAAATGTATTTTCATTTGTTTCGATAACAACTCTTGGGAATTCGTGTTTAATCCTATTTTTTAAGAAACTACAAAACAGTGTATACATATATGATGAAAATGTAGTTGGTTCTATATATTCATCTTCATATGGTTTTGTAATCTCTAAAACGTCTGTTTTATCCAAGAATGGTCCATAGGGGGCACATTCAAACAACGACCCATCAGAATACCCAGGTGTGTAAGTGAATAGTAATGGAACAGAACAAGAAATCTTCACCGCCTCTGCCACTTCCATATCGGGTGCTGTATCCACTGATAAATAATCAGTTTTACCAGTTTTTAGATTAGCAACTGCTACGTGTAACTTTATTGGATTATGTTTATAGAGTTCTTTAAAAGTCATAGAACCAATGACTGATGTTATATTGTACTTTACTGTCTTTGATTTTATGAGACCCCATTTTCTTACAAGATTTGTAAATGATTTTGTCATATATTTGTTCTCGAAATCACACTCTTTACGCATCTTCTCGATATCACCCTTGTAATAAATATAGCATGGTCCGAATATAGAACCACCTGATGAACATGAAATTTCTTTAATTTCACTTACGAGACCAAGTTCCTGTAAACGCTTAAACACTCCTAGTACGGCTATACATATCATACCCCCTGGACCCAAGATTATATGTCGAAACATTTATCTAATAGTAAGAGGGAAACTGTCCGCGCAGGAACGCAAACACAACGGCAAAGACCAGGGTGTGGACAGCAGTTGCCGCACCGGAAGTCTCACCGGAAGTGATGATACCGCCTGGGCCTGGGGGAAGGGTGAGCAGAACGCCTGGGGTCAACAGAATGAAGAGGAGGGCTGGGACCAGAATGTCAGCCTGGGTGGTGTTCTTCTGGACAACGAAGCGCATGATCAGGTAGCTGAGGAGCACGAACAGGATGGTGTTGAAAATAAGACCCTGGCCAAACTTGTGGCTATTCTTGCGGGCAAAGAACACAAATCCTGAGTTCAGGAGAGCGAAAAGAACTGCTGGGATGAGAACCTTCTGGCCTGTAACATTAGTCATCTTCATTTTATTGTAAGAAAGTATAAAAATCTTCACAAGACCAATCGATACCAATAGTCTTGTGGAGATTTTGTATATACATCGGTACCTGGAGTTCATAAGAACTCGTCCGCGTCGGACCACTGAGTGCGAACACACACCACTGATGAAAAGTTCTTTTCGTACCTGTAACCTCCTGAATAAGAAACCAATCATTCAAGAGCTCTTCGGAATACCAGTCATGACAGTCTTCTTCTGACAATACATATTCCGACACCTCAATCTCATCATCTGATACATCATAATCACTGTTCATTCTTAGCCTTTCCTGGTTTGATAGTCAAAGATACAACCTCTTTGGGCTGGCTTAGATCCGTTATACAAGTAATAGCCGCCTCAACCTTAACTGGATCGTTACCAAAGTAGTTTTCAAGTCCTTTCGTCACGTTTGCCTTGGAGAAACTGACAGTCTTTGAAATCTTCTGATTGAAATTCACTTTCGTACCAGACACGTTTACTGTATCATATTTGTTTGTAGCCATAGTACTTTTGATCTGCGCAGCAAGCTGCTTCTCTCTGGAATTCACTACAGACAAATCAGCTTTTGCCGCCTTTATATGTTCTTTAAGAGCGAGCCACTCAATCAAAAGAGATTTGAAAGCTTCCGCCATTTATAATATTGTTTTTGTATTCTTTAAGCTTTTACTGGTACTCTCTATCCTGAATCTCGAAGGTGGGGCGCATGGTGTCGGGAGGGATGGTGGAAAGGTTGAAGATGCTTACTGGGTCACGGGGATTCATGGGCTCTGAGCGGTACTGGAGATTGGAGTTGCGCATGACACCACCAACAGTCTCTGGGTAACCCATCTGGTTGCGTGGGTCAAGGTAGTTCTGATTCTCGATGATATCCTGAGCAGAAAACTGGCCAAAGTTATCGGAGACTGGAACCTCATTGGGGAGGAGAGCAGCTGGTGTTGCTGGCTCCTCCTTGTTCTGAACTTCGTGAACACCTGCCAGTTTATGTATATTTGTGTTACCCATGCTTTCTCCAACTACAACTGTATCATCCTTTGCTGATCCACCGAGAACGAAGCCACTGGCTTTCTGATTAAATATCACAAAAACGAACAGAAGTACAAGTACGACGATAGCAATTGTTTTCCCGTCGATAGGCATTTATAATAACGAAAGGATTTTTATTAATCAAGGAGGCAACTCTTCTTCTGGATTTTTACAGGAAGGACTCGTGCCTGAAGTACCCGCCACCGAGGCCCGAATGATTTCTTAACAAACCAAATACTGTCCAACTCTACGAGAATATCACACACTGTACCATCTTTCAGATCCTCTGGTGAAATCTCATTACGCTCGGCATCAAAAAGCTGAAACTCTGGGTCCATCAAAGCATCAAAATCGTCATCATACATGGTGGTGAGAGACTCCTGGCTAATCTGCTTGGAAAACCAAGACTGGGAACACTCAGTCGCCTTGGTAATCAGAGGCTCTTTGTACGACTCGAGAGCATCACTTGATACCTCGAACATTTTCAGACTCTCTGAATACTTGACACCGTTGATTCTCAGAGTACGAGTCTCGGTACACTTGGCAATGTAGACACCACTCGAGTTCTTGGCAGGATCAGCAAAGGTTGTCATTTACTATGTTACAATTCATTTCTTTAAAATGTTAGTATCCAATAGTAATGGATCAATTGATACCACCTGAGATTAGAGATGTTCTCAATTCGGATTTCTTTGGTTTCAAAGTATGGCACATCCTCGTGTTCTTTCTTCTTATGCCATATCCACAGTTTGCTATAGCTGCTCTCATAGTCTTTCCAGGTATTAAAGACAAGATTAGTAAAGGAATAAAAGATGGCATCTCTCGAGTCTCTGGAGCAGGCAATCAAGTCTCTTCACAAGGAGCTTCGCAAGGTACATCAGCTGCTGGAGGACCCAACCGGAGAGAAGGCCAAGAAGCGATCGGAGAACAACAGCTTCCGCAAACAACTCAAGATTTCTCCCAAGCTTCAGAGCTTCCTTGGACTCTCGGCGGACGCAACAATCTCTCGCTCTGAGGTGACCAAGGCGGTGAATAAATATGCCACTGAGCACAACCTCAAGAATGGCCAGGAAATTATTATGGATGCGACTCTGACTGATCTCCTTCAGCCCCCACCTGATACCAAGATTACCTATTTGAACATCCAGCGCTACATGAAGCACAATTATATCATCGACGAGCCTGTTGCTAAAACAGTTGTAGAGCCAGAGACTCCAGCAGCAGCACCACCAGCAAAGAAGACTGGTCGCCCAGCTGTTTCCAAAGCTTGAGAGTTTAAAGATGTGATATAAATTATAGTATGATTCAAATTTCAGACATTGAAAACATAGTAGGAACAAAAATTAATAGTCCAACACTGTATCAGAGAGCATTTACCCATAAATCCGCACACGAGGAATCATATGAAAATCTCGAATTTATAGGTGACTCTGTACTCAGTTTTATAGTTACAAAATATCTCTATGATAAATATTCACACGAACACCAAGAAGGGTTTTTGACAAAGGCGCGCACAAAACTCGTACGAGGAACAACCTTAGCACTTATATCGGAGAAGATGGGTCTGGCTCAATGGATTCAAATGGATGAAAAAGGGTTACGTAATGAATGGAATAAAAACCCAAAGATTTTGGAAGATGTTCTTGAAGCGCTCATAGGTGCGATTTATCTCGATCTTGGTATTTTACATGCGAAACAATTTATTTTTAATATGCTTATTGAACACCCTGTTGATTTGGACCTTGATGATAATTATAAAGATCAACTCATGCGTTTGTGTCAATCGAACAAGAAACCTTTACCAATATATAAAGTCGAATCATTTACGTGTAATATATATTCTATTCATGTGATTGTGGATGACATTGTTGTTGGTAAAGGTACAGGTGGTAACAAGAAGGTTGCTGAACAAGAAGCTGCGAAAGAAGCGTTAAAGATTTATACCTTCTAGTATATAAATGAATCCAAGAGTACAAGAACTTATAAATAAATTTTATGATGACCAAAGGAGTGATGAATGGTTTAAACTTCGTGGAAACATGTTGACCGCTTCTGATGTGGCGTGTGCTATAGGTGAGAATTTCTTCAAAAGCCCAACTGATCTCATTGTCGAAAAATGTGGTTATCGTACATTCTTCGGAAATGAACACACACAAAGGGGTATTGATTTGGAACCAGTGGTACGTGATCTTTATGATAAAACGACGGGTACAAAGACGCATGAAATTGGTCTTTTGGTTCATGATGAACATAACTGGCTTGGTGGATCAGCCGATGGTCTTACTGAATCTGGTCTTCTCATAGAGATCAAATGTCCTTCGAAATTCTCAAAGACTGTTCCAAAGTATTATATGCCACAGATTCAACTTCTTTTGGAAATCACAAAGTTGACAGAGTGTGATTTCGTCCAATATGTGAATGAAGAGATGAGAATCATCAGGGTTCAAAAAGATCCAGAATGGTTTCCGAAATATTTACCAATTATGCGTGATTTCTGGGACAAGGTATTATATGCTCGAAAGAATGGCTTGTGTGAAATTATAATCTGAAGAATATTATAATAATGGCATATCCAGGTCCACCACCAGGAGTGATGGGTCAACCCGTAATGATTCAAATACCTAAACCTGGTATGGGTATTGGTATGAAAATATGTTTAGGACTTCTCTTTTTGTGCTTCGTATCTTCTATTGTTTCTGCTATACAAAACTATATTAAAAGGAAGAAAGAAGGTAATTCAGTAGTAGTGTCTTGTGAAACAGGAAAGTCCCTGAATAAGAGAACAAATACATGTGTCACTTCACCAAAATTAGGTACATTGAATATTGGTGATTATTGTTTCGAAACAAATATATTGTGCTCAACTGGTAACTGCTATTCTGTGACTGGTAATTGCGAAGCCACCCCTACTACTACTACACCACCGGTTACCTCTACTATGCCATCGGTCGGTACAAATAATGTATCAGTTACACCACCAGTTACACAGCCAACTAATAGAACAATGCCTAGCATATTTGATATGGCTTTAATAACACCATTTGTATTGGATCAACCGTGTCAGTTATCTACGCGCCTATGGTATTTAAAGAGCGGTTATACAGAAAATATAAATTCTGATTCGAACCTGAGATCTAACATTATGAATTTCTTCACGGGATCATCATTACTTACCAATATAGCACCAAAAACAGGAACCATAGTTGATCCAGCATATGCGAATGTTGCTCAGATGGCTTGTGCTCCAGTTAAAGCATGTACATCAAACCTCATTCCATGGGTGAAGAGTCTGGGGTACACTACAGAAGTTGATACAATCATGAAGTATAATGGACCTCTTGATACTTTTACATCACCATTCACTCCCGATAAAAGAGATGAATTTAACTTAGCATACAGTTCTGGTAAATTAGAAACAGTAAAACAGAAAGACGGAACCCCTCAGAATGCTACACAGATTGCTATGGCAACCGCATTAAATACTTCTTGTAATCTATCACCGAAGTGATTTCGCTTTTTGTCTTAATTTCTGAATACCCTTGACTATTGTATTAAACTCTTTACCTTTGGTCACATTCAACAAGGCTGAATTCAACTCGTAATTTGTTATATTTGGTATAGCCACCTTAAAGAGAGTTGATGGACTTCTTGGTTTCGCCGTCTTTTTCATAATCATACGATTGATCATAGCACTCTTAGTTCCAGATGTATTTGATATATTATAAGAACGTAACATCTTTTGAATCTCGTCAACTTTGAACGAGTTGAGTACTCGTGATCTTCCACCTCTCATGACTTTACGAGATTCTGGAAGTATAAAATGGTTAAGATTCGCTACTCTAAAGTTTGGACCGGATGAAACGTTTGGTGATGGAAACTGTTGTTCAAAAACCTTTTTCAATTGTTTACGTTTCAGATTCTCCGCCGGTTGTCCAATTGTTTCAATAACAGCCTTTAAATTACGGGTCGGTATTCTTGGTTGGATTCTCAGATTTTGAACTGGGCCCTTGTGTTCTTGGTTATTCACAAGACCAAAGATGTTACGAACAGCCTTTGGAATATTCTTTCCGATTCTGGAATATGCGGCTAATACCGTTGATTTACCCTTGGAAATATCTTTGGGAACTTTATAGAATTTTGGAAGACCGGCTGGATCAGGGCGGATATAGTATCCCGGTTTCTCAAGGTTCCAATTTGTAACTCTCTTTGTCTCCACCTTTGGTTTCACTTGTACATTTTGAATACCAAGAATTGTCACGACATGAGTTGGAACTTTGACACCAACTTGTTCATATGCTCGAAGTACTTTCTGTCTCACATATGCGGGATTATTTGGAACTTTATAAAATCGAGGTTTACTATTTGGACCTGGTCGTACGTAATATCCATCCTTTTGGTTATTCCAAGATCCAGCTTGTTCATATCTCGAATCCACCAAGTCTTTATATTTGCTCTCATCCTTCTTTAAAGGATTTTTAAA